AACAGTTCCACCATCATCAGATCGTATTTGATTTATATCTGCATGAATTCTACCATTGTGTTCATATTTAATTATTGAATCTATAAATGTGGTTCTAACCTTGTTTATTTTTCTAGCTTCTGCTATCATCTGAACTAATTTATTTTTATGATTAGCGAGGAAACCTTTAGTAAATGATGGCTCACCTGTCGGAGTTTTGGAATACTCTAGTTTTAATTTATCAAAAAGTGGCGCAATTGATCTTGCAGCCATTAACTGAATTTTTACTCCTGTCTCTTTTTGTATTTTTGTCAATATTATTTCTTCTCGCTTGGCCAATTCTGTTTTTAATTGATTGGCTCTTGTCACGTCTACCCGCACCCCTAGGAAACGCATATCAACTAGGCAAGGGAAAAGATCAGTTTCAAGATTAAATATATCTTGTAAATCATTATCTATAATTTCTCTTTTAAATAATTGCCAAAGTTCCAAAGTTAATTCTGCATCTTTTTCCGCATAAGCTCCAACATCCGTTGCAGGCATTCTCCACATATCCGCCTTTGGATCTAACCCTCTTGCTTTAGCTGCTTGATTAAGTAAAGCTTCGTTTTTACCTTTTTTTAAGTAGAGCCAAGACAAAGAATTTAAAGTATAGTTAAATCTATTTTCGTTAATGATAGATGCTGCGATCATGGTATCCATTATTAAACCATTGATTTTTATACCTAAATTACGTATCCAACATACGTCGTACATTGCGTTATGAAATATTTTTGTGGTAGGTGATGCACAAACATCAATAAACCAATTTAAAACTTTATTCCTATCCATGTTACCTCCACCTTCATGTGCAATAGGAAAATATCCTCTCCATCCATTTACTGCAACTGCAATGCCTACTATTTCACCATTACCAGTTATAGAACCAGAACCTTTTACTTTTAAATCAGGATCTCTTGTTTCTAAGTCAATTGCAATTTCATCAGCTTGTCTTAAATCAGGAAACTCTGTAGGTTGTAACCATTCTGTTTGTGGTACTATCATTTTTTTCTAGACATATCTTTTATCTTTTTAATTTCTAATTCACAATAATGAATTATTTTTTCTAAATCTTGTATGCCATTTTTATTTTTATAACGACACACATACTTGATAACATTTCCTTGAAAAAAAGAAAGTTCATTTTTAGAAATGAATTCATAAGGTTGAATGTGAAACGATTTATAATGAGATCCTCCAATCTGTTTATCTTGTGGAAATACATCTTTAAATATATCTTTGTTTGTCATATATTATACTCCGTTAGTTTGTTGTTAGTTTTTAATTTATATAAATTATTTTTTGCTCTAGTTATTCCAACGTACCAAACTCTATCTTCTTCATCTCTTTTTTCATTACTCTTCCTAATGGAACGTTGAATTTTTAATCCCTGATGCAATGACAATATTACGTTATCTTCTTCTCCACCTTTTATAGAATGTATTGTAGAAACTCTTATCCTTGCATCTTCATCTAAATTTTCTCCTTTGTCTAATAAACTTCTAATATAATATTTTTCTTTTTCATGTGCTTTAGTAAACAAAGTATACCAATCTAATTTATCTTTTAGTTCTGTTTTGTCTGTATATTTTAGTATGTCTTTTAATTCTTTTTCATCTAATGAGTCAGGATTACTGACCCATTTATTATAGTTTTTTATAGCTTTGTATAATTTTACAGAATAGCTTTTATCTTTTTTATGCATGTAATAATAATTTTTTCTTTTTAATATTTTCATTATATCATTTGCCTGACTCCTGATTCTTGTTAATATTAACCATTTACCCTTGTTCAAATCTACTTGTTCAATGTTTGATATATAAGAAGAAGATCCTTTATCACTTCTTGGATAATAAACTTTTGGTTTTCTTAAACCTCTAATTCTACTGATAGGTTTTACAGATTCACTTTGAATAGTTGATGAGACTCTTTTAGAATATATTAAAACTTTTTCTTTTGCAGGTTCAGTTATAAATCTATCAACATCTGCTCCAGCCCAGGCAAATATAGCTTGATCATCGTCTCCTGCTAAATAAATATCTTTAGTATAATTTTTTAAAACATCATAAAGCATCCACTGCAATGGTGATAAGTCTTGTGCTTCATCAATAAAAATAACATCAAACTTAGGAATCTTATCATAATGTATTAATAATTTTATCATGTCATTAAAGTCGTATAATCCATACGAATTTTTGTATGCTAAGAAATTTTTATAAAGATGAAATAATAAAATTTTGTCTATTTCTTTTCTGTTATACTCTCCTAAGTTATATTCATGTCTAACGGTTGTGTCTTTGTTTATGGCTCTTTGTATTATTCTAAAATATTCACTATCTGATCTTAAATAATTTGTTTCTTCCTTATTGTTTTTATCAGAGAATTTTATTCTTATACCTAAATTATTTCCTAACATTTGATAATGCATTGGTTGCATCACATTCTCTTCGTTGATACCTAAAGTTTTGTATGCAAAAGAATGAAATGTTTGAAAGTATGGTATTTGATTTTCTTCTGCAGGCATTCTTTTTTTTGCTTCTTCTGCAGCCTTTCTTGTAAATGCAAAATATCCTATCTTATGTAAAGGTGTTCCTGTTCTATGATAAGCTTTAGCTCTTGATATAAGTTTGTACGTTTTACCAGTGCCTGGAGGACCATAGTATTTATATATCACGCAATATCCTCTTCTATTTCTATAATTTCATCAGGTGGTTCGTCTTCTTTAAATTTTCCGTAGTCAACTTCTAATACTCTTACTTGAGGAAAAGATTCTTTTACATCGTCTGGTTTAGGAAATCTTTTTTGTTTATAGAGTGCTCTAAAATTTCTTTTTATATCCTCTAATGTTTTATCACTTTTGATGGACCACCCATGATTTCTTTTTAACTCTTCATAAAAATGACTAAAGGTAAAGAATGCTTTTCCATTTTCTATCAAGACTGAACCATTTTTAAACGCTGCAAAACTTTCTGCTTGTGGTCCATTTATCCATGCTTTGATTTCATTAAATAAAATACCAATTGGTTGTGTTTCTTTTTCAGGATATTCAGATTGAGCGGTGCTTAATAATCCATTTATCATTTGCGTAAATGCAGTATTTTTCATAGTTGGAGGGAGTATTCCAACATGAGCTGCTAATAATGCTTTGATTCTTTTTTGTTCAACAAGGTATTCAATATTTTTTGCAAATACTTTTTTAAGTTTACCTGATGGCATTTTAATATCTAATTCAAATGCAGGTTCAGGTCTGTATTCCCATTTAGTTATACCAACTATTTCAGGCCAATCTGCAAGTACTTGACTTCCTATTCCATACTTTCTGGTTAAACAAACATTTTTATTACAAAAACTACTAACAGGTTTGCCATGACATTTGTAATTAGCAGTTTCTTTTTTCCATAAAATTATTTTTGAATCTATTTTTTTAGTGTCCCAACTAACATCATAAACAAGTAATTCTTCTGCTTTATCTTTTACAATTTTTTCCCATGAGTCCGGAAATCTTTTCTTTGCCCAAACCATAATATTATAGAGAAATTCATCTCTGCCATCAGGTAATTTATTGTGTGCTCCACCATCCTCTGGATCTGAGTAAGTTCCTTTTTCTAATTGACCACAGATTACGGATAAACATGGTGGTCCATCTTTAAACTCATCACTTTGTCCAAGTAATGCATCACTTATTTTACCTGTTTTTATTTCATATAATTCTTTTTTACTTTTAGAATTTAATTTTACCACTTTCATAAACATATCAAAATCCATGTCTTCACCATTAGTAAACATGGCAACTCTTTCTTTTTTTCCAAAATATGGAATGTTTATAAAACTACCAACTGATTTATTTCCATCAGCTCCTTCTGATTTTAATGTAGTTTGTTTTGGATATACTTCTGTACTAGGTGGTAAACCTAATATAAATAACATATCTTCTAAAAATTCTCTTATCTCTGATGCCTTAACTTTTTCTTTTGTAAATAAATATAAATGTAATCCACCACTTTTTGATCGAACAGGTATTAGTGGTAAATTTTTATTTTCTATTGTTTCTAAATATTTTTGTGGACTAAACGTTGAATAATTTCTTGGATCAATATCTATCGCACCAAAAACTGCTTCATCATTATCATCACAAGGTTGTATACCTATAGATCTTTTTCCTTCTAAATGTTCAATGTAGTGTTCATCTTTTAATGGTCCCCAATCAAGTTTAGACCAACCATAATCTTTCTTTTCAAAATATTTTTTACCTGTAGCAGGGTGTATCTTTGCGTTTTGTACATTACAATATCCATATCTACGTCTTAATCCACTAAATATATTTATAAAATCTTGCATCTTTCAATTGTATTAAAATTATAATGGGCGGATCAAGATCTCCCTTAGCCGCCCACTCCCGCGGAATTACGCTATGTCTTCAGTTTTACTTTCAGCTTTTTCGTATTTAGGTTTATTAGAACCTACTGATACTTGTTTCTGAAATTCCTGAGCCATCATGTATAAAGCTGCATCTTTTTCATCAGATACATCTAACATTCTATTCATAGATGGTTTGTAAACATGCCAAGTTTTATCTCCTGCACTTTTTTCTGCAGTTTGTAATTTAAACATTGCAGAGTATGCTGCCGGTTGAAAAGAACCTTTATCATCTGTCATTCTAAGATTAGAAATAAGATCATTAAGTTTTCTTGCCGGTGTAAGATTTGATGATCTCATTGTGATCACTGCTTTTCTTGGCAAACCATTTACCATAACAACTACAAAAAAATACATAGTTTTTTCAACATAGTTACCATTAGATAATCTATATTTAATACCACGCATTTCTTCCTGTGCACCAGCAGGTGGTGTTAAATGGGTTGCAACAGGCGCAGATGGACTATCACCTAACTCCTGCCACTCTGGCCATCTAGTTTGGGTATGTGCTACAATAACATCAATACCTTTTTCACCACTCATAGGTTGTCCAAAACTATTGGAATATATCATTCCAGGTTCAGATCCTTCAACGTGCTTAGCACTTCTAGAGTTACACTCCGGTGATAGTTGATGTAAGATTTTCAGAATCGGTGTAGATACGTCATCTGAGTTTATTTCCTCTGCACCTTTACCTGAATCGGCTCTTAGATTTACAGAGGCTAATGCACCTGCATTAGCATTTTTTACGACTTGTTTGTCCATACTATTTACTCCTTTATTAGTTTAGTATCTTATTTTTTATTAGTTACACTAGTTCTTTTACCTTCTAGTGTATTAAACAGATCAGCAGGAACTTCTTTGCCATTTGCTTTCCACTCCTTCATCACTGCTGAGAGTCGAGCGTGGTGAACCTTCTCTTGTTGAGTTGGCTCATAGCCACGCTCCCTCGCAAGGCTAGCGTACTCGACAGCCTTGTTATCTTCGCCTTGGCCAAATGTTACTGTAATATTATTATCTACAATATCACCTAAGCCATTGTCTCGAAGCCATTTGATGCCTTCATTCTTTTTATCTGCTTTGAATGAAGCATAAAACCTATTACCTACAGATAGTTCAGAACCATCTTTAAGTTTTAAAGTTTTTAAATTTTGTTTTTCCATTATTTCTGGAATTACAAATTCAGAAATATATTTTTCTTGAGCTTTAAACTCTTTTAATTTTTGTTCTGTAGCTAACACTTGTGCGCTAACAGTTTTAAATTGTTCTATTGCTTCTGATAATTCGTTTACATCAACGCTATCAGTTTGATCAGGTGCATCCTGTCTTAAATTTATAGTCATAATTTTACCTTTCGTAAAATGTATATATAGGATAATTCTAGTTTGTCAACTAGTTCTGAAAAATATTTATTTCTATTGGGTAGTATGTTTTTTCCTGTCTGTCCCATTTTAATAATTTATATTTGCCGTTAGTCATATCAGAAACTATTGAACATGTCACTCCAATAATTGCTGGATCACCAGACAATAATAAATAATCTTCTTCTGTAAAGTTTTTTAATTTATCTCTTATTTGAAAAATTAAAGGACCAGGTGAAAAAATCATTTGCGCTCTTGCAGGAAGCATGACCGTAATCTCGCCATATTTTTGTGCGCCCATTATATTATACTTGGGTTGACCGGTTTCTCTATCGACAGGAATGTCTTGAACTAAATAAACTTTACTCATTGACTTATATCTTTTTTAATAATATATACACCTTTAGAAAGAAAAAGCAAATGAACTACAAATTTAAAACTAAGCCGTATGGCCATCAATTAGATGCATTAGAAGCATCATGGAACAAAGAAAATTTTGCGTACTTTATGGAAATGGGTACTGGAAAATCTAAAGTTTTATTAGACAATGCCGCTATTTTATATGACAAAGGTTTAATAAATGGTCTGTTATTAATTGCTCCTAAAGGTGTGTATAAGAACTGGTATGACTCAGAAATACCTACACACCTTCCAGACCATATAGCTAAAAAAGTGGTGTTATGGAAAACATCTGACAAATCTAAAAAACAACAAGATATTTTAAATACATTATTTAAATCCGAAACTGATCTTCATATTTTAATTATGAATGTTGAAGCATTTTCATCTGGTAATGGAACACAATTTGCTAAAAAATTTTTATCATGTCATAAATCAATGATTGCAATTGATGAGTCAACTACAATTAAAACACCTACATCAAATAGAACAAAAAATATTTTATCTCTTAGAAAAGATTGTAAGTATAGAAGAATACTTACAGGTTCACCTGTAACCAAATCACCATTAGATTTATTTAGTCAATGCCAGTTTCTTGATCCTTGGCTTTTAGATCATCAATCGTACTATACGTTTCGTGCTAGATATTCTATCTGTAAAAAAATTCAAGTAAATGGTCGTCAGGTAGAAATAGTTGTAGGTTATAGAAATCTTGCTGAACTATCAGAAAAAATAAAACCTTTCTCAAGAAGAATATTAAAAGAAGATTGTTTAGATTTACCTTCTAAATCTTATGTCAAGCATTATGTTGAACTTACACAAGAGCAAAAGAAAGTCTATCAACAAATGAAAAAAGAGGCGATAGCTTTTTTAGATGGTAAAATGCAATCATCAGCTACAGTTATGACACAATTAATGCGTCTGCACCAAATTACTTGTGGACATTTTACTGCAGATGATGGCACTATAAAAGATTTGCCTTGTAGTAGACTTACTGAACTAATGAATATATTAGAAAATGTTGAAGGTAAGAGTATTATTTGGTCTCATTACACTCATGATGTAAGAAGAATAATAAAAGAAATTAAAAAAGAATATGGTGATGATGCAGTTGTAGATTACTATGGTGCAACCGATACAGATTCCAGATCTAAAAATATAAAAAAATTTCAAACAGATCCTAACTGTAGATTTTTTGTAGGCACAACACATACAGGTGGTTATGGTATTACATTAACTGCAGGTAGTAATATGATTTATTTTTCAAACGGTTATGACCTTGAGAAGAGACAACAATCAGAAGCACGTATTGATCGTATTGGTCAAACACAAAAAATGACTTACATAGATATAATGAGTCAAGATACAATTGATGAAAAAATTGTAAAAGCTTTACGTAATAAAGTTAATATTGCTAATACAATTATGGATGAAGATTTTAGAGAGTGGATTTAAAATAATCCTTTGTCTAATGCTTTTTCCAACAGCAGAAGTGATACTGCCCCAACAGTACCCAATAACACCCAATAGATCTTGTCTATCTTACCGCCCAAATCGTGTATACCATCATGCATATGTTGAACATCTTTTTTTAATCCAG